AAAAGGCAATGAGAGGTATCAATAAAGTAATTCTTGTGGCCACCCTCGGACAAGACCCGGAGGTAAGGTACAACGATAATGGTGGAGCAATGGCATCGTTCAGTGCGGCCACTAACGAACAGTGGACCGACCGCCAAAGTGGTGAAAAGCAGGAGCGGACAGAATGGCACAGGTGTATTGCCTTCGGTCGTCTTGGTGAGATTGTTGGTGAGTATCTGCAAACTGGATCGGTAGTTTATGTCGAAGGCAAGCTGCAGACACGTAAATGGCAGGACAGTAACGGTCAGGATCGCTATACCACTGAGATTGTTGCTTCGGTAATTCAGATGCTTGGTGGCGGCAGAGACAACGGTAACAATGGTGGTAACAGAGGGAACCAGGGTAGCAGGGGGAACCAGGGTAACCAGGGTAACCAGGGGAACCGTGGTGGCAATCAGGGCAATCGTGGTAACGGTGGAGGAGGTCGTGGTAATCAAGGTGGTGGTCGTGGCAACCAGGGTGGTCGTGGTGGCGGTAATCAAGGTGGTCGTCCCGCCCAGGGTGGAGGTGGTCGTGGCAACAGCAATGGTGGCGGCGATAACTTCGATGACTTCGATGATGACATTCCATTCTGACGTTTACCTGAGACTATAAAGGTAAATATTTAACGTTATAAACAACATAGAGGAAGAGGTAGATGAGCGAGCAAGATAAGTACCGTGACCTTGCGGAGAAAGTCCAGAAGGAGATGATTGACTACGTTGATGACCTGAAACAGAAGGAGGATAACAACCTCGTTTCAATGGCACTCATTAATGTGCAATTACTCGACTTCAACCATCGCATTCATACCAATCCAGAGATGGCTATGAATGAGTTTGAAATCCTCATGAATGACATCATGAATACGATGTCGCTGCTGGTAGGATTGAAAGAAAAGGGAGATGAGATTCGCGTGGCTAAATTTGTTGAGCTTCGCAAACTCATCATGGAGAAAAAGAATCAGGTGGTCGCAGACGCCATTAACTCCATGGAGTAACCGATGAACAAGGCAGACGCACAAAATGTGATGAAGCGCTGCATTGAAGAGCTGAGGGGGAAGCACCCCCCTGAGCTTGTTGATCTGGCAGTGATCAATGTCCGCATGGTAAAGATGTATGACACACTTCTTCTGGCTGGTTTAAGGAGCTTGGCTGAAGAACAGAATGACATCCTTACCGTAGCTCTTAACATGATGTCATCACTCATGAATTTCACACCGGAAAAGGCATCAGAATATAACGCGATAAGGGATGTTCTGATAAAGCGCTCTGGTGAGCTTGCGAAGGAAGTTGAAGATGACTGATAAATACGATGTTATCTATGCAGACGCCCCGTGGAAATACAAAAAGTACACGAATAAGACTGGCCACGGAAAGGCCAATGATCATTACAAAACATTAACCAAGAAACAAATAATGGGAATGGGTGATCAGATAAAAGACATCTCAGAAAAAAACTCTATCCTGTTCCTTTGGGGTACTCCACCCGCTTATCAAGATGCTCTCGATGTTATCAAGGCATGGGGATTTGTGTATAAAACCTGGGGCTTCCTCTGGGTTAAGTATTACCCCACAAAAGCAAAAGATATCACCACAGAAAATCTGATACTCGGTGATGACAATTTGCTACATAAACCGACTTTCGGCATGGGCTCATACACCAGAGGAAACCCAGAGCCGTGCCTTCTTGCTGTGCGTGGTACAGGTATGACACCAGTGCGCAATGACATCAGTAACCTCATCTTCGCTCCCAGGGAAAGGCACTCCAAGAAGCCGGATGAGGCTCGCCGGAGAATTGAACTACTTTACCCGGAGAAGAAAAGGATCGAGTTATTCGCGAGGCAGCGTTACAAAGGCTGGCACTCGTGGGGTGACGAAGTTAAATCAGACATTCACCTGGAGGTGTAGTGATGGGAACCGTAGCGATAGATGTTGGTATAGTGGCCACGGTCAGCGCATGTAATTCCTATAACGTTGATTTGATGGTATTCCGTGAAGGCAAGGTCGATATGATAAGTGTCGAACAGGGTAAGAGCTTCAGGACTGGATTTGTGTTCGAGATACCTGAAGAGCGAACCAATGAATTCCTTGCCGCTGTTGTTGGTGCGAAGAAGATATCTGATATCGAGCAAGAAGTGGGTGCTGAGTTGAGTGATATCCTGATCAACTTTAGCGAGAATCCACATTACGATGTTCAGAACGGCATCGATAGTTTGATGAGGATACTCACTAGACAGAATCAAAAATAGAATCTACTATTAACACTTCCTTATCACCCGCTGCAGCCTACCCCCAATTTAGCTGTAGCGGGTTTTTTTTATTTTACTCTCAAGTTCTCGTGTACCTCTGATTCTTTCGCGTACTCACGCATCTTATCGATCTTGCGCTTCAGGTATTCCTGATATTCAGCCCGGATGTCGGCACGCTGTTTGTCGTTGAGGTTACGGTCGCGCAGCTTAGAGCGCATCCTGGTGATGATGTCCTTAATCTCGATCTGCATGAACATCAAGTTACGAGCCCTGGTGTACTGTGGATCAACCGGGTAGACGTTCATACCCACGAAGCGTAGAGATGCCTGTGTAGCCGTTGTTGTCGGCTCCCCTGTGCGAGGGTCAACGTGACCAGTTAAAGCACGGTACATGTGCGCCACAGCACCCCTGTCAGTTATCCAGGTGGGTAGTGCCATCCTGGTAAGGTACAGGAGGATGTCTTCAAACTGCCGCTTAGGTGGGTCTTCTGGACGATAGATTGGGCGACCAGTGAATGAGTCAGTACCACCCTTGATGGCAGTAATTAACTCAGGCACGGGACCACCGAACAGCCCCAGGGTTTTGATTACCTCTCCTGGTTGGCCTTCACCAATATCTTTCAGTACATCCCAGTACATACCCCATGGCATGAAGTAGCCATAGTCAAATATCTGCCAGCGACCGGCTGCGTCCTTGTAAGGCATAATCATGGTGTGGCCTCGTTCCTGGAGCCATACCGGGAGTGCCTTTTTCAGTTTATCGAGATCATCACCGCCGACATCCATGTGCTTTGCTATGGCCTCAGCCATCAACCAGGGTACAGCGATGTATGGCGCAAACCTGTGTGGATGCAACAGCAGAGCCTCTACCATGCGTGGAAGTGCCTTGGCGTAAAAGGTGATGAACGGTACACCGATAGGTGCATTACGCAGGTACTTGATGTTCGGCCCTACCAGGGAGTAATCGAACAGCCACTTACTGGCCAGCTCAGCAGCCTCTCCGGCACCTTTGCCCTGGTTCTCCATGGCATCGATAATCATGGCAGTCTTGAACAGACCCTCGGAAAACTGATAGCTGTCTGAGGCGAAGTTAGAGATGATCGATCCCACATGCTGCAGGTAGTCCATTGCATCCCTGGAAACCCCCATCCTTTTCTTGAGGTTCAGCAGCTCGTTGTCGATGCGGATCAGCTCGTTGGCAGTGAAGGTGGACTCTGTGACGCCCTCACTCTTAGCTATACGCCAGTATTTGCCGTTGGTCCTTATGTCATGCAGGGCATGCTTGATTAATCCCGGTATACGCCTCATGGGGACGCCAGAGAGGTTCATAAGCACGCCGTTGGAGACGAAGTTGCGGACTTGTGACGGTGGGTTGAGAGGCACCTTCATCATTTTCCACCACTGGGTAACCTTGGTGGCGATACCACCCTGGCCCAGCAGACGCTCCATGGTGCTTTCTGCAGGGTTGCCACCCATAGTGGATAGCATATCGTTGTAAATCTCCTTACGCACCCACAGACCGCGCAGGGCTCCATATCGAGGGGTATTAGGCACCTGTCTCCATAGCTTGGGCTCAAAGTCCTCTCCAAAGGCCTCAGAGAGCTTCTGGCGACCTGTCCCGATCATGTCGGTAGCGATACTGCGGGTATAGGTGGCATCGTCCCCCTTCATGTACTGAGCACGCTCCAGCATGGACTCTCCTTCCTCGATCAACCAGTAGGCAGTAACCTTCTTGCCGCCATAGTTGACGATTACCCCAGGGACGGACCATTCACCGTTCTCAGATATCTTCTGCAGGAAGTCCAGGATCGCGATGTCGCGCATGGGTACACCGACTGTCTTGGCAGCCACATAAGCCGGGTCTTTAATCTCACCCAGGACCATGCGTGTCACATCATCGAGACCCAGGTTTCTCTTCTTCGAGTAGTCCAGGGTGGACAGCTTCTTACCGCCGACAATTTTGCGATATCCGCCCTCACCAAGGAGGTGAGCCAGATATAGCCTCGGTAGGTACTTGTTCTCGAAGTGCTTGAAGCTCATTGCTGGTATGACTCCATGCTCAACGAGGCTACGACCGACATGATTGATGAGACGCTTAACAGCAATGGTCTCTTGACGTAGATCGACCTCTTCTTTCTTCCTGAAGAAGCGACCAGTACCACGTTCTCGATGCACCAGGACGTTACGGTTAGGTAGTCGTCCTGGGTCAGCCAGAGCGCCCTCTGCATTGGTCAGGTATTCATAAATAGATTTTGCCTCCTCCTCGGTGGCCTGCTCGAAGATATTGTAAATGCGCCGGGTTAATTCATTGACCTTGGCAATGCGACCAACAGCCTGTCTACGACCACGCAGGAAGTTATCCAGTTGAGGTAATCCAGATAATGGGTTAAGTCCGTTGTCGATCCAGTCAACTACTGACTGGGCAGCTGCACGATACCCATCTATAGCTCGACGTGCGATATGTTCATCCGGCACCTGGGTTGCGTCTCCGTTATTAGGAATGCCACCCTCATCATTATTCATGCTGAATCGAGGCAGTTTGATCTTAGGGATGATGGACGGCACCAGGAATGAGTCGAATGATTCATCGACAATATCCTCAATCTGCTTAATGGTACGGAATCCGCTATATGGAGTAACGCCACGCACGATTTTCCTGTTCGCTTCATCTTTCAGGTTGCGGTAGGTGCGGTAGTGTTCTGCGCGTGTGAAGAAGTTCTCAATAGCGCCAGCATCATTCGAGCTATTTATCATGAGGCTATGTTCTTCGCGTGCCTCATCGACAACCTCCTTCATCCACTTTGGAGCGCTGTTGTATAGCGTTTCATTGGTATACAGTCTGTCGAACAGATCGTAAGGGATGAGGTGTCCTGTTTTGTTCGCATAGGCATCCAGGATATTCAATACCTTTGCCTTATGAGCCGCCTGATCAATGCGTAGCTTGATGTACTCGTTATTCTTCTTAGATACGAGATGATAGTGACGGTCTTCACGCAGCTTTAACTCTTCCCCTGTGGTATCGCCAACATAATCGTCACGGCTCATCTTCCATATTTCATCTTCATTGACACCTGACGCTTTGCTCATGCGATTTTTAAGTGCGTGCTCCATGCTCTCGAACATGAATGCCTGCTTATCATCAGTGAATGATTTATCACCGAAGATACTGGTAGTGCCACTGTAAGTGGACATACCTGCACGATACTCGCTAAGGAATGCACGGATAGCATCACGCTCATGCGGAGACAATGGAGTGTCCTCGCCAAGATCAACACGGATGACTTCGAGCATGATGTCGTTGTCACCTTCTACCTTCTTGGCTATCTCAGCGATTTGCACCAGGAGATCAGAACGGTCAAACATCTCTTCACGTTCAGTATGCAGCAGCATCTCACCATTATTTGCAACGGCAAATTTTATTTCTTCTTCAGCCGCCTTTGCGAAGGACTTGGTGACATCCCGCTTAGAAAATTCTCCCTTATTTTCTCGCGTGACTCGTCTGATAGCATCGGAGGTTTCGGACTCTCCTCTGTTGCGTTTTTCTTTGGCCGGTACAACTCGAACCTTCTTACCGGCTCCTTCTTCTGCAATGCCTGAACCAACTCCTTCATTAGCGAGTCGTCGTCTTCTGATATCTCGAACGGAGTTGGTATCGCGTGCCCGAAATACAGCTCGTAGGTGGCCTTCGCCATCCCCAGCTGCGAATTGATTGATGCCATGTGACACCTCCTGCATAAATATGTAACTACGTGGTAGATAACGTTGAACGAGTTCAGGATGCGTGAAATACATAGCGCTTAATTGCGCAAACGTCTCCTTCTTAATTTGAGCTGCCACCTGCATTGCGTGAAGCCTTACAGAGAAGTATGTAGTGTCATCCACGATGGTATCGATAGCATCAAGAATACGACCGTAACCATGCAGCTTTCCAAGGTACACCATCGGATATGATAGGTAGTCTCTTGCGCCTGCACTATCAGCAAGATCGCGAAAGAATTCATATACCTCGGTAATAATATCTCCGGCACCCTCAAGTCGAGCCGTGGTCTCTCCAGTGGGGAAGATATTGTTATAGTTAATGTCGAACAGCGGAGACTCCATTGATAACGATGTATCTTCTCCACGGTAGTCATAGTAGTGAGACATCTCGTGTGCGAGATATTGCTCAACCACACGTCTCGTTGCCGGTGATTCATTAAGTGCCAGTGAGTCCACTATGACTGAGTTAAGGTACAGTGAATTTTCATCAGTGGCATAGAAGCCGCCGATGTTAAGGTTGTTGATGTAGGAGACACCGATATTGGTTATCTTCGAGTCGTTAAAACTCGGCATGCCAGCCTTTTCTAGGTCTTGCATAGCAGCAGCCAGCACCGTCTTCTGGAATTCACTAGGCGGGAACGTATCATACCAAATTGGCTCTCCGGTACTTTCGTCTGCAGTACGGTGAGTCTTATACTGCATTAACCACTCCACCTTATCAGCATATTTCTGAGTAGGTTTTGTGCGTGGCTTTTCAGTATGGAACGGAGCCTTGAATGCGTCCTGGGTTTCGTGCGTTGCCTGAACAGCTTGTGCTATTTCATCGTTAATCCACACGTCCTGCAGCGAAGACTTAGGCCTGCTGAGGATATCAGAAGCATATAGCATGACATCTGAATCTGGCGGTGATGTCATGTAAGCGTCACTAATTAATCCCTGGGCAGATAATGTCTGCAGTGTCCCGGTTAGATCGCTGCTTCGTTTTAGTGACTGCTGACTGAATGCCAAGGACTTAACGTCTGACTCGATAGCATTATTGATGATCCCCCTGACCATGGAATCGATGGTCAAAGTGTTATCTCCAATCTGCATACCGATTTTAACAGCGAGGCGCGGTCTGCCTTTGGTGTCTTGAATGCTTACGAATGAGCCGGTAATGCGTTCCCTTCCTTTGGATACAACAAACTTGCTCCCTTCCTCGGGACTTTCTGGCCATGTCCAGCTCAGCTCTTGCGAGAGCGCGAAGGAAATACCCTTTTCTGCACTGCCGTTTTTGTACGCTTCAATAATTGATTGATAGGCCTTCCGCCTACTGTCCAGCCACGGGAGAATATCGGATCGTCCGCTGGCAGCGATTTTATCTGCAAGCGCTGTCCCTTCTCTGTCTTTGCTCCAGTCATGGTGAGCCTCCTCATCTGCAAGGTTTAGGTCAGCCCAGTACGTTCCTGCCTCGGTGATGCCGAACGAGTCCTCGTTTTTGGTAAGGAAATCAACCATCTTGGACTCGAACTCATCCTCTGACAGGCCTGAGTACAGAGCGATGTTAGTTAAGACTATAGCATCATTATCGATGCGTGTGAATCCGGCTCCGTCACTTACCTCTGCCGCCAAGGCCTCAAGCAGCCTAGCTTCAGTGGCTTCATCTATTGCAGAGCCGAACCGGATTCGGAAACCACGAGCCAATCCATCATGGTCGGCAGAGTCAGGTACAAGTCGTTGCACCACCACACTGTCCTGGCGATAGAGATACTGAAGGGCAGTAGCGTACAGGTTGGCGCTATCGCGATCCAGGTTGGTTAGCAGCGGCATTTCAGTGACGATGTTTGGATGCACGCCACCGGCATAGGCACCTTCTGAGAAGATGGTTTTGTACCCGGTAATACCCAGCTTATCCATGAGAACGTTTCTGCCGCCACCATCGTAGATGAGTGACATCGCATCCCTGGTGAAGTTGTATTGTGCCTCTGGTTTCAGATCGAGTATTGCTGGCTCGTAATTCTCACTCGGTATAGCTTCAGCAAAGATGCTTTGTTTGACACCGAACTCAGGTGTCACACCTTCAATATTTAATGCAGGAACCAGAGAAGCGATATCGTATTTCTCAGCTATTGACCTCAGGTAGTCAGCCGTATCTTGACGTGGCTCACCAAGGTGTAGATTACGCATTGCATAGCCAATGAGTGATTTTGTCATCTCCTCGTTTTCTTTATCAGTAAACGGGAATACTGATAATGCCCCACGTAACTTTTGAGTGGCGGCATTAAATCTTGTCAGCATTTCAGGCCTGAGTTTTTTATTGTTTGCCATCTCCTCTTTCCATGAATAGTTAGTTGCCTCATCACGGATAAGTGCGTGTATAGGAGAGTATGGAGAATCGATATCCAGAGTTAGATTTTCTCCAGTGGCAACCTCGATATCATGAACAGCATATTCAAGCTCAGAAATAGCCTTACGAATTTCCTCTGCACTTGCTGCGAGTTTTCTATGGTACTTGGCTGTATAATCGCTTTTCTTTTTCTCGATAAATTCCTTACGTTTATTTTTCTGTATTCCAAGTGCGTTAGCCCAGCTCTCAATGACGCTCTCTACATGTTCATTAAGGCCAAGAGCTGCATCCCTCATCTCCTGGAGACGTGCTTCGTATCTATCATTTATTTCAGCGTTTGACTCTGACTCGATAGAGCTTTTTTTAGGCATACTGCCGATACTCTCTCCCTGTGAAAGTAGATACTTGTCTCGTAGCATTGATGTGAGTGCAACCATCTCGTTCTCATCAGCAACAGGAACATCTGCAAGCAGTTCTCCGGTCATGGCGCTATATGCACCATAACCTTTTGCGGTGGGCTCGAAGAACGCAGGAATGTTATACATATATGGCTGGTCTTCGATAATATTGCTGCCCATTGCGTCTATTGCATTTTTTGCAATTATAGGATTAGCAAGACCAGAAGCGTGAGCGGCTACCTGCATTTCAAGTTCAGGATTGTCTGTGAGGGTCAATCCACCATCTGAAACTCTACCAGCGAACATGTCATGAATACGTTTTGCTGCTGGCAATACCTCGTTCACCAGCTTATTAATTTGTTTGTATTCTGGTGCTTTTTTGGATTGAGCGTCAGGTGGTTCATAATCGAACACGGTATTATCGTTTGCAAAGTGCGTCTCGATTTCTCTTTTCACAGCTGATATTTCATCTTCGCCAAATGATCCGATGTCATATCCTGCGCCACTTTCACCATTGCTTATGTTATCTATAGTGATGTCATCACCATTTACTTCCTTGGTATATTCGACATCGACATAAACAGCATTTTCTCCATCGTAAACAGGAAACATCTTTAGGACACCAGAGATTTCTGCATTCTCTGTCATGTCATGCAGTTCATTTATAACAGAGTCAACACTCTCATCTTCAGTGGTTTCAGGGTCTCCTTCTGGATCAATGAACGCTTCACCAAATGCGCCTCTTGGTGATTCAATAACATTGACCGTGATGCCATTAATAGTATTTGACCAGTAAGCAGCATCACCAGAGTATTCGTCGATGGTCCAGTCGTTACCATAACGTTCTCTGAATAATGCTTCATATTGCCCCTTGGCTGATTCGGTATCCATCCACTGAGCAACTTCATCCTCTGGCACAGTTACATAGGCTGGCTGGCCATCTTTCCAGTCAACAACATTGAAGTCGCCATTATCATCACGAAGCACGACATACCCGTCCTGTGTAGTGTAATGATAACCAAGCTCTTCGTTGTAAGTAGCGATATCACTCAGATCGAAGTCACCATCATCCTCCAAGGTATAACCCAGTGCATCCATTAAGCCATAGTTGGAGAGCTTGTCAGCCTCTTCTTCTGTGACATCCTCTTTTTCCATGTACTCTTTTTTCAGCTCTTCCCTGCCAAGGGTGTCGTCGATGGCCTGATTTAGTTGTTCTGTGTCTAGTGCATACTCTGCATCATCTACATCCCAGTCGCTAGAGAAGTTGTGCTCGTCGATCTGGTTGTCATAGACATCCATGGCTGTGTTCTCATCACCAGAAGCTACATTAAGAGCGTTCCTGCGTGCCTCTGCCTCATTCATCTCACGGATGTATTCAGTGGAGAACATGAACTCTTTCTTGCCCTTGGCAAATTCCTTTCTGGTATCACCGGCATCAATCCACTGCTTGACCTTCTTCACGCTGGTAGGGGTGATCGCTTTGATGCGACCCTCTCCTTCCTCATAGCTTTTCAGGTATCCCTGCTTAGCCTGTTTTAGTGAATTAAATCCAAGCATGACTTTATGCTCATCGAACTTACCATCTTTGGTTTTTTGGTCGATGACGAATGCTTTGGTTGACTGAGGATTTGGACCGATAAAGGCATCGATCTGATCACCGTCCTTACCCAGGGTTCCCTTGATGTAACCATAGTGGTTCTGCAGATTTGGCCAATCGGGTTTGCGTTTGGTCCCTGCTGCATTCTCAATGGTAAGAGGGAGCTGCTGTAGAGTGACGTGACCCTTCTTGTAGTTACCGGCCTTCAGCTGTGCTTCGGTAGGCTTCCTGACTCTGCTACGGGGACTCGTGGCGGCACGATGCGCCTCTTTTGTTATATCCTCTGCAGACGGTCCGGTAGGCTCCTCCATCACAAACTGGGGCCGGTTAGACGTTAGTCTTTCTGACTTCTCTTTGGTAGACTGACCTGTATTGGTTGCTTCGGGTCTGCCTTTTCTAAGAACTCTTGCAGGGAGTTCACCACGAGGCGACCTTTCCCCGGTTTTTTCCCTTTCTGCTTTGTTTCTTGCGAGTTCATTTTCGGCCTCCTGTAACGTATCTGAGATGCCGTAGGAGAAACCAATTCCTTTCAGTTCAATCTCTTCACCATCAGGTGTCATGCCGGTGATAGTAGCTTCTTTCAAACGCTCTGCTGCACGCTGAGTGATCTGCTCTATTTCATCCCGGTTATTGCCAGTGATAGTGAATTCATCGCCATGGAGGTGATACCCCTTGGCGTCTCCTGACAGCTCTGCATTAATTGCATAACCAATGGCACGCAGAAGAGCATCACCCTTCTTGTGTCCCAGGTTATCGTTGATAGCCTTCAATCCATCTGCATCGATAGAGGCAATGAATTTATCACTGCCCTCAGCATCGAAGTCTTCACCCTGTTCTTCAACGAAGGCATCGTTATTTCTTAATCCGGTGAGACGTGATGTGAGAGCCATCTCACGCAATGCTGAGATAGCAGTAGCCCTGTCCTCCGGTGTCATGTTGTCGATGCTCTCACGAAGAGCAAGATGGCGTCTGCGTGCCTCGCTTATCTCCATATCAACACGCTTGCTGTTGATGTGCTCACCGCCATTTTTTGGTGCCCTGAGATAAGTAGCGAATGCCTGAAGTGATGCAGCCTTTTCTTCAGACGGCATTTTATCAAGACGCTCTTTCAGGGCAGATGCTTTGATTGAATCCATCTCCTTCAATTTACGATCAGCACCAACTTCATCGGTGACAAGTTTTCCTGCTCTTTCGTTAATGGCATTCCGCTTGATCGTATCCATTTCCCTGATCTTGATATCTCCCTCTTCAGCCGGAGTCAGCCCGAATTTCTCGTTACCGGCTCCTGCCCTGGTTTCCTCTGGGAGTTGTATATTTTCGCTGCCTTGGTCTTGGCGAATCGGTCGCAATACTTCTCCCCCTTCCCCGACTGCAGGCATTCCTTCTTGAACTTGTCCCTCATTGCCTCGTACTTCGCTGGCATTTTGCACCTCCTGCACCGGCATCACGGTGAATTTATTTGGCACTTCAGGATGAGGTACGACTGCATGCTGCATACCCTGCGCAGACAGAGCTTCAGCCCGGCGCATGGCACCCTCTTCATTAAGTGGGATCGCACGATTTAGACCCTGTGCAGCAGTGGTGAGTGGGCCGGTAGGTTCTGGCACTGCCCTGGTCTCTGTGACCTGACCAACAGAAGCGGGCTCGCCTCCACCAAATAACATCCCGGAGATGATAGATGGAGGGATGACATTAAGGCCATTGTAAATCTGCTGCATGGCCTGCTCCGGGGTGAATTTAAGCTCTGATCCTTTCTTATCTGCTAAGCGCATTTTGATGTACGCTTCAGACGGTTCTTCTAACCATTCGGTAATGCCCTCGACAAGACCATCAATGGTTCTACGTTCCAGATTACCAATGACTCCCTTTGGCAACTTCTTCATCATCTGTCCGACAGACAGTGCGTTAAGGAAACCGGATGCGAGTGTCATCTGCTCAGCTGCGGCTTCAGCCTCATCTCTCGAACCACCACGCTGCAGGACTTCTTGGTATGTGCTGGAGCCTTCGAGCGCACCACCAACGAGACCACCGGCAGCGGCACCGAGACCGCGATTGATTTTGTCAGCATCGGCAAGGGCTCTGCCAAGGCGTCCCATCTTGGCTACGACAGATGGAGTCCAACGAACAACCTTCTGGCCAATCTGTAATGCCTTGGCACCTTTGGCCACGGCAGCACCAGGGATCATGGAAGCAGCAACAGAAGGAACGATGTTGCCCACGTTGTAGCCCCACCACGCGGCTTTTGACAGCAGGTCGGTGTTAAGGCCTTTCTCTGGTGTATAAATGGGACCACGCAGCGACTCATGAGCCTGGAAGTGCTCCTGGTTCACATCGTTCCAGTAGGATGCAACAGTCTCACCCAGATCGAGCAAGTCCTGGTCATCGAGCTTACCACCAAGGTACTCGATACCAGTGCCGACAGAGCTGGCAAGATTAACCAAGCCTGAGGCGACACCTTTACCTGTCTCTTTCAGGAAACTCGGCTCATCCTGTTTTTTTTGTAACTCCCGCAACTGCGAGATAGGACCAGTAGGCATTACAGATACCTCTTAATCGAATAGACGGCTAAACCAGCTTTTTTCTTCACCACCGATTTTCGATTTAAGCTCTTTCACCAGAGCATCGAACTCGGTTTGAGTTAGTGTTCTTCCGCCAGCCTGATTACCCTGGCGAACTTGCTGGATTGGAACCAGACGAGGACCACTGACAGCATCCATGAAGAGCACCTGATCACCAATACGCTGAGTCGGTACAGTAGTGAGGATAGGCTCACCAGTCATGTCCTTAACCTGATTTCCTTCTTTATCCAGGAGCGGGAACTTGGATGCGCTGACAGGACCGTTATCGGTTTTGTTCTGTGAAGCTCTCACGGCAGCGTTAGCGGCAATTTTTGACTGTGCCTTAGCAGTCTCACCGGAAATTAGTGATGAGATGATATTGGCAGCCTCAGGGCCTCCAGGAGGGGCACCAACTGACTTCTGGTACTCACTCAGCATAGTGGCTATCTGACTGGCCAGCTGCCGCTGAGGAGTCATATCATCACGAACCTCTTTGCCGTTCTTGAACTCGCGCAGTCCACGGATCACGCTCACGCCCTTTGCCGGTTCCTCGCGCTCGATAAGACTCTGGTAATCAGCCGGATTCATCTGATTCGGGTTTTGACCGATAGGCAGCGTGAGGTTGCTGATAACACCATTCTGGTTCACGCCCCAGCGCTGGTGTGTAGGTGAGCCCTGGCCGGTAGCGAACAAGCCACTACCCATGTCGGTTACATATTCGCCACCAGTCCATTGAGCGGGAGGTGTCGGACGTTTCGATGAAGCAGATGGACGCTGCACCACACGAGTCTGAGGTGATGAAGCCGCTGCAGCCTGGCTGATCGGGTTGGTTGTCGGCATGGAGAGATTGGTTTCCTCAGGGATACCCCTGGCACCCTTATACACATCCTTAGCCAGTCCACCAAGGTACTCCAGGCTATTGCCAGTCAACTCAAGACCACCCATTACCGGCTTAGCCAGATTGTGAATGAGAGCACGGGATGACTCACCGATGCGATATGGCGTACTCGTGCCTTTGAAGCCACCCTCTGGAGTTGTCAGTTCATTGATAGGCTTCATCAGGGTATTGATCACTCCACCACTGGAGGGGGCCGCAGGGGTGGATGGTGCCTGCTGTGCCTGTCGCGCCCTCTGCTGCAGAGTTCCTTGGGGTAGGGTAGGTGGATTCTGGTTGACGTAAGCATCAGGCCCACCGAGCACGCTTGTACCACCAATGCGGCGTGGGCGATCCTCTTCCTTCTTCTTACCAATTGTCGCGATTACATTGGGCATGACGCACCTCCTTTCCCTATTTTAACACCTTAGTAGCTATTCAGGTCTGACAGGCTGTAGCTACTGGTGTCCACTGCATAGGAGTAATTGTAGTTCCAGCTCACACTATCGCTCCTGGCAATGCTGTTGCTGTTGGACTCACTGGCTGAATAGCTCTGTGAGCGTGTCTGAGCGTCCGACTGGCTGATGTTCTGACTGAAGTTGAGCATAGACATGGCAGATGCCGCGAGCTGGGCTGAGATGGCTCCTCCTGCTCGTGATATCTCACCGGCAGTGCTCAGTATCTTGGTCAGGCGATCAACGTTCGCTATTAATGACTGGATACGTGTCTGTGCCTCCTGGATAAGCATCTGCCCCTTGATTTGGTACTCGTTCACATCAGAGGCATGCAATCTCGTCAGTGCATCAGCATTAGCAGCATACTTCCTGATGTCTGAGTCGTATACCGTGGCCAGTGATCTTACCCGGTCCGCCTCCGCCCCCACCAAGGAGGAAAATGCCTCGATACGGGCCTTGAAGAGGTTCACCGGGTTCTCTTGCTTAACCCTGAACTCTATATCCTTCTCCAGTGAGCGAGCACGCACCAGAGATTCATAGCCATCCATGCGAGAGCGGAATACATCTGCATCTGACTTGTAACCATCCAGCTTGGCGATCTCTGCCTGCAGCTGTTTAGCATAAGCATCGTACTCTGATGCCTTTGCTGTCACCTGGGCCTGATAAGCGTTCACCTGCTCACCGAACCGGGCAATGATGTTTCTGTTCACGTTACTCGCTACTTCTGCAGCACTCACCTGAGCTTTGTACGACTCAATGGTAGATATGACAGCATTCACACGCTCTGCATACACTCTCACTGCACTCTCGTTGAGGTCACCAATGAGACGCTGCCCTTCAAGCTGCCCACGATACACCTCCAGTTTGGAGATTGCTGCTCGAACCAGGGTATCGAATACCGCGGCCTCAGCCTTGAAACCCTCAAGCTGAGCTTGGTATCGAGACACAATTACCTGATACAACTCCAGGGCTGCTGTGACAGTCATACGCGCCGACTCGAACGCTCTGTTAGCGATACCATTGGCACGCTCGATGAGGACGCCTTCGAGTTGCACTGATTTATCGAGAGCGTACTTTCTGTTGCTTTGTTCGAGGTCCGCGATCTGAATAGTGATCTCTCGATTGTGGGCACTTATCTTCGTTGCTGTCTCTCTGGCTGCATCGCGCAGAGCTGCCTGCATTGCTCCTGGAGGAGACAAGAATCCGCTGCTGGAGAAGTTACGAATGATTTCCTGGCGCTCACGAATTGCCGCGATGTCCTCACGAGATCGGGCACGGTCGAAGATGGCCTGCTCCACCGCTGCACTTAACCCGGTAGCTGCACCATTCACCCAGGACTCCAGGATAGTCTGCAGGCTGGTAAGAAGCGATGACACATACTCAGGTTCATTAAATGCAAACTCCGGCACTGAAGGGCTCCCAGGAACAGCTGGAAGCTCAGCACTGAATGTCGGCAGATCGATCTCTGGGGCTCCAGGAATATCGACTGCCAATAGGTTTGGATCGCTGGGCAGAGTGATAGTTGGTGCATCCGGCAGATTGATGTCATTCAATGATGGTGCTGCAGGCACCTCGGCACTCAATGAATCAGGCTGATCCGGGTAGGTAATCACCGGCCTTGTTGCAGTGAACTCTGGAGCATCTGGAATTACCGGGGCTGCTACATCCCCGAAGGTCGGCTCCTCGGGTTGGTTGATATTGGCGTAATCAAGCCCGGACGGTCTGTCAGGTGCATCAGGTAGCACCACATCAGTAATCACTTTATCGACTGTACCAATCTCTGTGGTGATCTCTGGGATGTCCTGAAATTGACTTAGTAGGCCGGTTAAGTCCTGCAGGAATAGGTTTGCCTGCTGCAGCGCTGCATCGGCATAACTGGTTGCCGCACTGATACCGTCATCGATAACAGACAACTCAGTGAACTCAGGCACAGTTAAGTTTATATATGGAAGCGCTACTCCTGTATTTGAATATGGCATTTTCGTGTCCTCTTATCAGCTCCAATCGGGATTGAGTGTATCTGTCACCACAGCACCAGTGTATCTGTCGAAGTAATGCCAGAAGGATCGATTAGCTAGTGATGTTTTAATTGCTGCTGATTCATTGTCTTTGTAATTAATGGTATTAACTACACCACCACTTACCCTTGCACTTGCTGGGTCATAAAGATAGAGCCACTGGCTACCAGCGCTTCCGTCCCACTCATCGTATGTCGGCATGTCTCCATCGCCACCATGGTATCCAAGCTCCTTGTAGAAAAGCCCGATAGCCAAGTCACATTCGGTAACAGCTCCACTTTTGATGTTGGTCACCTGAGATTCAAGAATCACAATTTGAAATGAGCTAATCATTGGCGGGCCAGATGCGCTCACGTATTCAACCCACTGATATCCTCCATAGGCAACACACGCATCACGATACGTTGACCATAATGGGTAAGCCATCTTGTAGTAGGTAACAATTACTCCGCGCCTCTTATAAAGCTGGTTCGGCATTATGATGTCGCCTTCATAGAGATAAACCTGTGGCGCACCACTTACCATTTCACCTACTGAGCTGAACGAGTCACCGTCACATAGATTGTAGATTTCACGACCATATAACGCATTAAATGTTATGTAAGGTCCGGCATTGAGGTAGTAGTAAAGCGGGTTTACATCCTTGAACCACATGCTTAGTCCACCGTATAGCGATACCCTCATGTAGTCCGATACATATCCGTCGATGGTGACAAAGTTGCTTATATTGAAATCGTATCTGGGGTTATATCCATACCACCATGGGTGAGGTACACCGTAGTCGTCAAACACATATTGCCCGGTGATGTTCTGCATATTGTAGAACGGAATATCCACCAGTTCGGAGAAGAAAAAACCATCAGCTATTGGCAGATAACATGGCTTCCTGTAAGAGGTTGTGATAACCGGCTCAGGTATTTCCACTTTAGGTGTCGTGATGATTTGCTGCTGTACTGCTGGGGCATTGATGACTGCTTCTACCTGACCATGACTGACGCGGACTGTAACTTCCACACCGTCATAGATTTTGTAGTCGCTAAGTGTTTGGACATCACCCAGGAGCATCCTTAGTTTCAGGCGAGCTGCCATCTCCCGAGCATAGGGGATGCTTTGGTGCGCCCGGTTCTCATCACCGAACGTCTGCAATCGCATTTCCCCTGTGTATTTCATTATCTCTTCCTTCGTGTTTGATCAGTCACCACGTCAAGATAATCGATTTCAAAGTCAGCGCCATCTCTGTTGCGGATCACAATTTCCATGTTTTCCGCTTTGATGCCGCGCCCCAGTTTTATCTTCTGTTTCTTCAATGTGTCGGAATATACCGCGAGGTTGTATTCATAAATATCATTGGTCTCATCCGGGATCACCTGCAGCACCACATCACCATTAGTCCTGCAATTCACCACCGCTTCGCGTGCGCGAGAGATGGTTGCGTTTGGCAATACCGTCTTGATACTGGCATCTATAGCAACACCATTATCGGTCTCTCCGGTAATAGCGAATATGCCATCGGGACCGGCAGCAAGTGAGGTGCCATTGAAGTTAGCGAAGCTGTTGTACCCGAAGCCCTCGTACTTGGTCAGGGCTCGTGTTGCTAAGTTCATCGTGTAGGCATTGCTTGGGTCTGGCTCAGCTGAAGCATTACTCATCGTTGATTGCAACTGAATACCCGGCAATACCACCTCTACATTACCGATACCATCTGCTGCGCCTTCAGCATCGATAGTGTATGCAGGCAGCTCCACAGAGACATTGATAACGTTGCCGGAGTAGCATTCAGCAGCGAGTGTAATGCGCCCCAGTGTGGCATTAACGTTGATTATGTTTTCTGCAGTGACACTGCTTTCCAGGGTGTATGTTGGAAGCGTTACATTCACACCACCACTGATGACATTCTCGTTACTGCATGATGCTTCACAGGTATATGAAGGCAGCCTGGAAGCCACCGACATAAGCCCACCGGATATCATCTCTGCAGCGAGTGTATAGGCAGGTAAGGTGATCACCTGCTCATGCCACATCTGGGCTTCTACAGTGTATGCAGGAAGCACCAGGGATACGGCTATTTCGTTACCGTTAAGGATGGAGCCTGATGATGTGTAGGCAGGAAGTTTAGTGAACAGCTCATTCGTGTTGGCGACACCACCATTCAGCATCGTGCTTGAGCAAGTGTAAGCAGGTAGCGTGATGACGTTAGCCGCTTCAACAGAACTTGACCCGGTGTAAGCCGGTAGCTGCATGAAGTCGCTATTGGTGTTCAGCTCGTTTTCGTAGACAACACCGTTCGGCACCAGTGACACAGACACAGCAAGAGCTGCGTTTGCATCACCGGCATGCGAAGCGACGAGCGTTACCGTGGACGATAACGTTGCTGCAGCAGTCAACGTAGCCATGACACTACTCCTCTATCGATTAGGAGGACGGTAGTGTAAGAGCGAAGGTGTTGACCGTCTGTGTGGACCCTGAGGTTATCGTGGTGCTGGCCATGTCCATCTGGGAACCAGAGGTACTGATCGCACCGTCGATACGCTTCTTGGCTGCCGCGGTATCGGCTGAGCCGTCATCTGCCTCAGAGGCATAGAAACGGAACCATCCTGCAGTACCGCCTGCACCAGCCACCCCTGACCACGTTTGTGAGGACAGCTTACTCACGACACCGGCAACAGTGTCACCGAGTTTTAGTCCATTCACCGCGGCGACACCACCGGAGAAGTTGGTATCGGTTTTGGTGATGGTGGTCGTGGTCGTAACAACAGCGAAGGTGTTTGGCCCTGTACCAGTACCAGGAGCCGCTGTGATTGTTACCACTGCACCAGAGACAGATGCGGTGTACTCAGGCGTGCTCAGGCTTGAGTTGATTTCATCAGCGAGGTCAGATGCGGTCTGTGCCAGTGAAGTATTGAACGGCACCACATTGTCGATGAGGCTGACACCATCCACAGTGAGCGCATCAATGCTACCGCTTGCACCACCAGTCAGTTCTACCGAACCGCTTGATAGCACCTCGTTTGTCAGAGCGCCAGAGGCATCGGTGATCGTAGCCAACAGGGTTCCAGTTGCAGCGGCATCTGCACTCGAAGGCTGAGAGCCGCTATAGATTTTCAGGACGCCACCATGAAAGGCGCGTTTCATTGAGCCGTCACGGTTTAGAAAATTCCGTAGGGCTGTAGAGAGTCGCAGTGCCATTGTCCTACTCCTTACTCGATAGCTGTTATGAGTTGTTTTGTACGGTCCATCGTGATGATGGTAGTCGCACCCTTTGCAAGCACCACGTCGAAGCGATAGCGGTTCTCTGTCATGTTGATAAATAGCCCCTCATCACCGGCTAAGCAAATGCCAGCAGAGGATGCCCATACTGCGAGTGTCTGTGATGCCACATTTCTAAGCCATGGCAGATCGGTACTCGCGATAGTGCTGAGGGTTCCTTCAATCGCTCCATAGTCAGCAATCTCCTGGAGCGTAAACTCTTCCGGCGATGTTCCAAGCAGGAAGTATGTTTTCTTGGTTGTGGCCACGAAGACTCCATTCTTCATCGGTGCCACTATGGTAATACGATCACCCATCCCGTGATACCCGAGTGGGTCAAAGAGATGTATGCCATAAGGCATGCTGTAGTAAAGCCATTCACCGGCAGCTACCAACATCCTGCCTCGAAAGAATGAAACGATCTGACCGGCTGGCGGCTCCATGAGGTTGATGCTCTCCAGGGGCTCGCCCAAGACATTAACGTTGGTGATGTTGACTGATGACCCAGGGATACATGAGCCAGAGGCATAGAACACGTCTCCGTCCGTCGATGTCATGTAGAAGGCGACAGCTGCCTCATCGATATTCGGAGCGGTGAATGTTATGCCGCCATCGGATGAAAGCTCGATAGTTCCAAAGTCGATGGCACCAGAGCGAATGCCGTCGTCCCTGACAGCAACTCCGACATAACCGTATCGACCTGCAGGCAGAGCCCCGGATGTGATCGAGGCACCCACGAGACCAGGAGATGAGACACCCCACTTAGTCCTATTGAATCCGTCTGAATACTCCCCGGTAACAACACCATCACTGTAGTAAACAGTCCCCAGGAGCATTTGATAGCTCACCCTGTTGCCACTCATATCAGAGCGAAGCGTTGTGATCGAACCATCGATATACATGCGCTTTAAGTCTGTTCCCTGGACAAACAGGCAGATGTTACCGCTCGACCAGAGAGAGTGAGTAGCCACCGCTGAAACCTGGGTTACTCCACTGCGTCTCGCAAGTCTGCCGGTATCATCGAGATAGACATTGATAGCCTCTTCGAGATCACCGGGACTCATCCTCTCGCTCGATACCGTGTTGTTCAATCCAAGGAACTTATCGATAACCATCAGAAACTCCCATCCTCTGGTAAGTATTGATGCTGCGCTTCATACGCCTCATCAATAGCTGCGCGTTTCGGTCCGAACTCCTGGGTGAATGCCGCCTCGTTAATGAGTGCCAGCTTGTCATTGAATGCCTCTGAATCAGGCTTCGAGTAAGCCAGATACTTTGCCCAGAATCTCAGGCTCATGTGGTATCGAGTCGGTATCTCTGGTGACTCTTCGTCGTCATTCATCTCGTTAAGCGGTTCACGCACCACGGTGAGATTGAGTGTGTCATCGACATCAGGGATTCGGTACAGGGTGATAGAGTTGCTATTGAGGTCAACGATGTATGCCTCCACCTCACCTGTCTCATCCTCCCACCCGGCGCGAGCCTCATCCAGGTCAATCACGCTGGCTCGACCGAGAGGAGTGGTCATGCTGGCCAATTTAGCCCGGCGAACAGCAATCACTCGTGAGTCGAGTGCATAGGTGGCAGTGGTAGCGGTAACGGCAATGCTGCAGACAGCATCAGTGGAGGAGTCAACGAGAAGACGAGCACGACGACACGCCTCTCGTTCTGCATCGTTTAGGTATGCTTCGAGTTCGATGTCACTCCACAGGTACGGCTGAGTGGTGTCATCAAGTTCCTGTCTTAGCAGCTCTTTGAGCTTTCCAAGTTTCATACGCAGTCCTTATTCCCTCGTACACCTCGTTAGGGTCGCTTGAAGCGGCACAGACAGGTGAACCAGTACGTGCATTAAGAGGACATGCGCCTTTGCCATATTGGAGTTGATGACATGGGTAGCATGGAGCCATGGCTTTATCCGGGACTACAGTGACAGTGTTCACCCAGTCTCGGGTCAGGTTCTCCTTTGAGGAGTGGGAGAGGTAGATCACCTTTCTCACATCTTCCTCCATTGCCACAGAGTTTAGTACACCAGTCTCCGGGCCGATTACGCAGTCCATGCGTTGAGCGGCAGCAAGGGCCTCTCTTATGGTTATTTTACCACTTAAACACCATACGCGGTCGTTGTCCTCCCATCCGTGCTCCAGGTGCTTGTCTTGCTCTCCCCCGACCAGGACGAAGCGGGCCTCAGGCATGTAGTGCAGCACGAGGTTGATTAGCTCATCCTGATAGGGGTAAATCTTGTGGATAGCTGAGCCAGCCAATGCAAGCATGATGTTGAAGCCATCCAGTTCGTTGATGAACGCATCAGCCTTGGCAGCCTCTTCCTTGGTGGGGTAGAACTTCACGTTTGGCTTGGTGAACGGAACGTTTGCCAGCTCGTGTATCCACTCGTAGTAGTTGATACCCAGGTACTTCTCGCGCACGTTCTTTGGCCACAGGTTGTTGACCCGATCAGGGATGGTGAGAAGTGTGCCCTCGATACTCTCGCAGAGGTTGACGAACTTGTCGTACTTCTTCATGAGGTGCTGCCAGAATGGATACAGCTCACCGTCCGGTATCTGCCCCTTATCGACAACGAACCATTCATCGATAAAGGGGTGATCCTTGAGTACCGTGTATCCGAGTGGAGCCGCCATGAAGACGATGTAGTAGCCCTGGTCTTTCAGCTCTTTCAGTACGCTCGATGCCTGCAGCACATCACCGACACCGCCATAACGAATAACCAGGGCGGTCTTCCCTGGGTTGTAGTCCCTGTAGACATGCTCCTGGCCAAAACCTGAGGGCTTCTTGCGATAGACCTGCAGGAGGGAATACTCATTACCCTCTTCACCTGGACCATTGTCATGATCGCGCACCTCATTCACGAGTAGCTGCCAGTCACCCACCTGTTCCATCAGCTTGATAACGTCATCGTTATCGAAGTCCTGTTTGTGATCGGGATTGGCACCGGGTTCGCCGCAGCGTGGATAGAGGTCTTTGTGAGGGAGGTAGAGAGTGAGATAACCACCGTAGTCCAGGACACGCCACCATTCCTTGAGTGCTGCGAGCGGATCGACCATGTGTTCCAGGAGATGACTGGAGAACACTGAGTTCATGTAGTTATCGCTGAATACCTTCAGGTCGGTGGCATCAGGAATAGCGATGTCCGCGCCCTGAGTGCCCCAGTGGTGCCCGTTGTCCACTCCGATAAGGTGAGGCCACACCTTGAATGGCCCACAGCCTATATCGAGACCTGGACCACGAGTCCAACGGATAACATCGTACTTGACCTTCTGCGCCTCATTGGCCTGAGGGTCGTTGATTCGCCATACCATGACTGTCCTCCTAGAAGATGACCAGTGCTTTACCGGCATCTGTGAGAATGATTCGGTCCTCCGGGAAGAGTGCCTTGACTGCCCTGGTCGCTCCTTCAAGGCAACCATAGTCATCGAACAACATCATCCCACCTTCAACCATCAACGGCTGCAGCGCTGCAACAGACTCAATGATGGACTGATACTGATCGCAGTCGATGTGAGCGAAGGCAACCTTGGGCATCGGGATAATGCTCTGCGGGAAGATGCCGCGAACAATGATCGCCTCAGGAACCATCGAAGCCACGTAGCCTTGCGAGGTATCATCAAAGTCACCGACAGCATGTCGGTCACCCATTTCTTCGTTCTGATAAGGGATGCCCTCGAACGTATCGTACAGATACAGTCTCACTCCTATCTTCTGGGCAATTTGGTTAAGGAAGAAGGCAGAGCCTCCCAGGTACACCCCGACTTCAACGAAACAGCCTTCGGGGGCAGCTGAAGCATATCGACACAGGCTCTCGATAGCTGCATGGGGTATAACGGAGAAGGGAGCATCTTCTACTGGTTTAAGACGCTCCCTCTTTCCATGTACCAAGGCTGAAGCATTAACCTCAGCCATCTTCGAGTGCCTGATTGATTTGTTCCAGGTTGACCTTCAGTTCCTCGACCTTAGCCTCGGCCTCAGGCTTCCTGACACCCTCCAGGACAATACTTCCATTCTCGTCGTACACGATGTATCGACCACCACCCTTGTGCTTCATGTGGGGCTCCTGAGGAGGTGCCACACCCTGGCCATCACCATCAGGCGGATTGGTTGACTTTGAAGCCTTCTTCAGAGGCTTGCCGAACTCATCGACCTGTTCACCTGAAGAGGTGAAGTAGTTACCATCCTGTAAATACTTAACCCCCACCCTTCCCCATATTTCGGAATGGGGTTTGTCTTTGCGGAACTCGGCCATGACTAGCCTCCCTTGCGCTTGTTTTTGCTCAAGCCTCCCTCTTGCATGCCGTCACTCATCGTGGAGCCACTGATGGGGCCTTCGCGATTGGTAGCGGTAGGGTCGAGGTTGGCACCGTAACCATCGGTAACCGCAGTCTTGCTCCCCTTATCAGGGATCATCTTTGGGTCACCGCTGAGGTCGCCCTTAGGACGATAGTTTGAATCAGACATGACGATTACCTCTCAAAGCCTTTTGGTCGGCCTACGAAGCCTCCATCGGGTTTCTCGTACAGTTCATCCAGGAAAGACTCCTCGTCCTCATCACAGTAGTCAGAGGGCAGCTTGTCATCCTGCTTCATGTAACCTTGTTTTAAATCGGCAGTTGTGGCCCCTCCCAGGGAACCATTGCTGCCACCCTTGATACTCGCATTGGACTCTTTCATGACGCACCTCCTAAAGAGGAGGGGGACTTAACCCCCTCACACTATTAAGCAGCAGAGTCCCACTTAACGATACGACCACCGACAGCCTCGGTATGTACCAGACCGAAGCCACCAACGTAGTACCATGCGACACCACGACCACGACCGTAGTCATCCGGGATTTTACCGCGCAGTTCTTCAGGGACCGCGATACCCTCAGCGACAGTATCATCACCGAAGAAGTAGGCCCAGTCAGAAGCGGAGTTGGTCCAGGAAGAGGCAGCGATGTTGGTCTGCTCGACAAAGCGAACAGCTTCATAGCGCCCCATCTCACCGTTCAGGATCATCTGGAAGCCCTGGTTCACGTAGAGGTGAATCTGCTCCAGTTCATTCTTGAAGGTGCGGTAGGTGCTCGGACGACCGATGGACACGTAGTCGTCATTGACGTATGGAGGAATGTTACGTTCCTTCATCATGTCAACGATGGACTTAACATGTGACTTGTTAAGTGCGACCGAGTTGGTGGCAGTGGCAGTACCATTGGTGGTCAGAATGATTGCACCAGCGGTATCAGTGGACACTACACGCAGGGGTGTAGCGTTAAACTGCGCGTGTGCCGCGAGGTCGAATGCCTTCTTGGCATCGTTCTTCAGCACTTTATGGATAACTTCACGCACCGGATGCAGGCTGAGATCGTCCAGCTTCTCGGTGTACGGTACAGAGTTACCGAACTCGGTAATCGTCATCGTACCCTGCAAGATGGTGAAGTTGGTTTCGGGCATGGTACTCGTTTCCACGAGAGTAGTACCCTGAGTTGCTACGTCAGAGTAGATATTCCAGTGGAAGGTTGCACCACGGTGTTTGCCTTGTGCAGTCGCATCATGTACGTCTGCAAACTGGCGGAACTTTACAAGGGGTTGGACAGCGTAACGCAGCTCTCGCGACAGCTTATCGCTATACATGTAGCCACCCAAGCTATCCGTCACCCATAATTGACCAGCCATGACAGCGATCTCCTTTATGTTGGGTTATGGTATTGACGGCTCGCCCCACGTACAGAAGCCATTTCTTTAATTACGTCCGACTTGGACTGTGGCTTCTCTTCCGTGACGGTGCTCGTTGATGAGGCTCCGGCATCTACTGCCGTATCAAGCTCCCGCTTCATCTCTTGACGAGACTTGCCTTGTGCTGTGGACATTCCCCGTTCCTTCATCCAGTCATGAACACGATCACCAGCGTTGGTGAAGGCTTCATCATACGAGATTCCGGTTTCCATCTCTTCGGAGAGGAAGTCATCGGCCATTTTGGCTAGATGCTCATCTTCCAGGATGTCCGGGTATTTGTCCTTGAAGCTATTAACTGCCGCTTCAAATGACATGGCACTGCGGACCTTGTTTACAATCGATGCCTCATCGATTACAGCCGCTTCTTCTTGGGTAGCACTCTCGGCTTGTTGCGTGCGCCCAGGCTGCAGCAGTCGAGTAAACAGCGCTACAGCCTCGTCCTCGTTGTCTGAATACAGAGCATCGAGCAATTTCTTCACATCGCCCTCAGTGGGTGGATGCGCATTGGGTGTGCTGTCACCACCATCCAGTGCAGTTTCAGCAGCAGTTGTTACTGTCCGTTTATTCAGAGCACTCTCACGCTTGGCTATGTCAGCTTCGCGGTCATCAAGTACCTTCCTTTCGTCCTCAAGCTCCTTCCTTGTTTTCGCAGCCTCTTCGAGCCTCTTGGAGGCAGTGGCATCTTTCTGGTAGCCACGTTTCATTTCAGCTGCAGTGAGGAGCTTTTCCTCTCCATCGACCTTGACGCGGAAACGATACTTCTTTTCCTCTTCACTGTCGATATCAAGGTACTCCTCAATATCCTGTGGCTGTGCTGCCACTTCAGGCTTCTTGCCTTCCTCTTCCTCCTGGTGATGAACATCCTTGTTCTGAGGGTCCGTTACCTCTTCTTCCTTGCGCTTGGCGGCTTCTTCTTCCTTTTTAGCCGCCTCTCCTTCATCATCCTGTCGTGCTTCGAGACGCGGGTCCACAAACTTTTCGGCTCGTGACTCCTCATCGATAATGGTAGAGGGGTCAACCTTGTTGTCTTCCGCAATTTCTCCTACACGCTGGCGAGAGATATTATCCATCATATCCAGTCGTGACGATGCGCCCTTGGGGGTAGCTGCTCTGTCAGTCATGATCTTGCTCCTGGTCTAAGTTTAACAATATTTCTTGATTATTTCTTCCTTCTGTGATCAGACCAGCTATCCAGGTCTCAAAACCCTCTGCCCTGGCTACGACATTTTGAAGCTCTTCGATGCGTGCTTCGTACTGTCTCGGGCTTTGGAATGAGGACCGTTTGATGGTCTTTAACTCGTTCATGGCATCCATGGATTCGTTTATTGCCGCCTCCATTAACGCCCGACCGAGATCACTCTGAAGGAACACTTCTGCATCCATGCCTAAGCCGACTCTCCTCAGCATTTCGGCTTCGTCTTGCTCTCTACTCGCCATTAGTCACTCTCCTGGGTTTCTATCCCCTGGTATGCCCCCTGGTCCGCCTCCTGTGGTACGGGAGGAAGGTAAGGAGTCGTATTCTGTCGATGCTCCAGCGCTAGCTGCGATATCGGCCTGTCAGGAGCTTGTAGTGCTTCGTCCTCAGTGACCGAGGGGTTAGCATTACGAAGTATCTGATCGCCAATAGGAGTGACCTCAGGAATGGAGGCAACGACTTCACCGCCTTGCATGGCGGCATACTGAGCCTCGACACCAATCTTGACTGTCTCGGCCCGTATCTTATCCACCTTAGCCAGTATCTCCTCGACTTTGGCTGCGGTGATTTCCGGTGATTCTTTGAGCGCCAGCTGTTGCTGCAGCTGCTCGATGATACTGAGGTACTGTGCCAGCTGCGGGTTCTCCTCATCACCAAAGTTGAAGAACCTGGAACCGTCCTTGTAACCCAGTTTGCCGAACAGCTCAGTGATGATCTCTTCCGGGTTAAGTTTCATGATGACATCATCACCCAGCATCTCACGAATGGACTTCATGCCGTAGATGAATCGCTCAGCCTGGATTTGCGGATTGGTGGCACCGATACCAACATTGATGCTCAGTAACAACTCTTGCTGCAGCATCTCATCAGTGATGTCATGGACACCATACTTCTCAGGTAACCCAGCTTTTACCCCGGCCAAGGCGAGAATGGTCTCGTCGCTCTCGTAGGTCTGTTCCAGCTTCATTATCTGTCGCAGCACTGGCTTAACCCAGGTCTCTACGAACACATGCAGCTGGTACTCGGATACCTTATTGGCATCGTTGCTCAGCATCTCCATACCACCGACCGTCTCATTGAGGTTGCGATTGGACTGTACTGATGAGCCGGAGAAGTGACCCATCAATTCATCGTACTCAACCTTCAGTCGGTCCTGCTCCTGGTAGCTGGATGAGGTAACGTCCTTGGTCTCCTGGACCTTCACATCCTTGTCCGGGTCTTTCATCAGAGTGACTGAGCCGGTTACGTTTCGGATGAGTGAACGGATGTCCACTTGCCGGTCTCGCGCAGCAAAGTATCGCTTACTCAGTGCGAAACGAATGTTGTCGATGCGAGTGTTTGCGATCTCGTTAATTTCCTTCTGCAGGTCTTTACCGAGTCGGTTAGGTGAGCTTGGATAAGTGCGGTGTGTTTCGATGACAGTGCAGCCCATGACGTATGGACGATTGCCGTGGTGATAGACCTCTTTGAGCGGCTTGGGGTCACTCAGCATAAATTCAGTGCCAAGGGTGTAGTAAATCTTGTCTACCCCATCGAACTCCATGATGTTGCGATGTATCCAGACGATGGTGAACTCATGGATGCTCTGATCGCCTTCAGTGGAGTCAGTCCGCTTCTCTTCGCGTGTCTGTCTCACTGAGTCGTTGATGTGTCGTGTGGCTGAACCAATCTGGTCTCTGGTGAGCTTCTTCCACTTTGGCTCACCTGTCTTTGGGTCAACCTTATCCATCATTGCCTCTACGTCCTTCACATACATTGGGATGAGGTGAATGACATAGGGACTGGTATTGATAGGGTCATACCACTTTGCGCTGGGTGAGATGCGGATATTCTCCACAGGGATGAGATCAATCATTGGCTGGTCTTTGCCCTTATTCTCATCGTATTCCCAGTTCTGATATGAACACACCACACCAACGTTGAGTGCATCCTGGTAAGCACCAATGCAGATCATGAACCAGGGAATGGATTTGGTGAGCCGGTACTGCAGGAGTTGCTGATTAAGGTCAGCAGAGATCATCTGCAGTTGGTCGTTGTCATCATTGGGCTGTACGTTCACCACTTCCTGGGTAGAGAAAAATGCAGCTGCAGCTGTGGCTTCATCAGTACGAATACCAGAGCGGGTCACCGGCCTGAATAGACGCGAGCGAGACCTGTGGGAGTCGGTGTAATACTTCGACCCTGATGGGTGTCTCCCCTGGAAGCGCTTGATGTCCTCCTCGATAGCCGCCCTGATGTTGGTATCGAAGTAGGTAGTGGAGTCAGAGAATGCGTGTGACGCACGCGCCAGCCATGGGTCTTTGTCTTGTTGTCCTTCCATTACCCTTTGTCTCCGAGTATGCGACCGGCATAGTCAACCTTGAGGTCCAGGTACTCTTCTGCTCTGAATCTTCCACGGCTGAGTCGATACCGTTCAAGAAGCTCACCGCCTGCCATCATGGTATTGCGTCGAAGCTCCTTTCGCGTTGCTATGTTCTTCATCTTCAGGATGAAGCCCCAGTTACCCGATAGGCGAAGATTGCGCACTGTAGCAATTCCCTGATCGCTTTGCACTGTCACACCCCAGAGGTGATCCGGGTAATGTTTGTGCAGGAGTTCGGCCATAAACTTAGCCGTCTCAAAGTCAAGAGCGACGATGTTAGGGTCGCTCGTTAAGTCGATAATCGTCTTGTTAGTCATCGTCCCACTCCTCCGGCTCAGTGTTATCCGCCACCAAGTTATTGCGCTGCCGCTCACTCATCCAGCAATACTCATGATACGAATAATACTGCCTGATTGCCTCGGGCAGTCTTATATATTGCTCGTAGAACATGGAGTTCTCGCGATTATCCACGAGGCTTCTCCGGGACCACGAACTTCTTACCGTTGGAAAACTGGTACGCAGTCTTGTCCTCTTTGGTCTTGTCTGCGGCATCACACTCAGCTTTCCACGAGCGGCTTGTTGTTACTACTTTCTGTGAGTCAGCCATGACACATCTCCTGTATATTGAAACTTCCTCATTCGCAACAACCAAGCCCTGAATGGTATGTCACGATAGAGGGTCTTACTTGGTTCCTCGCTGCTTCCTCTCACCAGGAACTTCAATACCACACGATTGCCATGGGGCGCATATTCATAATTACGACCACGCTCCCTGCTCGATGCGTATCTAAGCCCTGTATATCTATAGCCACGAGTCATCAGAACATGCCCGATTCCATTGGTGGTTCAGGCCCCCAGGTTATCCTGGGTCTCATATATAAGCTGGTACATCGCGCAAATTGCTTTGAGCAAGCATCTTTACGATAGAAGTCACTAATGGTTCTTATATTGGCCAGCCTGTCACCCTGTCGCCTCATCCTATCGAGTAGTGCATCAGCATCGCTAAACGTTCGGCCACTGAGAATGATATCTCGCCCGGTGACTGAGGCATCCTTCATCACCACATCCCAGGTCAGGTGAAGTCCTCTTGATGCTTCCATGGCAAGGTTGATCATAAACGCCATAGCGATAGCAGCGACAATCAGCGCTGCAGCCCCCATTATGGATAGAATAAATTCAATCATCACAGCTTCCTCCATCCTTTGCTGGTGACAAGATACTTGGTGCCGTCAGCCATTTTGACTACATCACCTGTCACCGGGTTGACTACAGGGTAAGGGTCTTCAATCACCGACACGCCATGCCACTCACCAAGCTCACCCTCATACAGAACATCGTCTGTCTGGCTGGTGAAGTGCAGCGTCATATCGACAAGTTCAGCAAGATTAATAGTGCAGTCCTGGTCGAGGTAACTACTTGTGCAGGTCATGGTCACTTCTTACCCTCCTCCTTCTTCTTGCCGGTCATCTCCCGCTTTATCTCCTCACCAATGGGCTTGGTCACATGCTCGTGGAAGAAGTCACGCACTCCATCAACGAACTTGCCAGCGGGTGAGCGCTGGTCGTGTCTGCGTGAGTTGTCGGGCATTTTCTTATCATCAGCCATGATACTACTCCTTCAGTGTATAGCCTTCTTCAAAGGCTCGTGGTGGTGAATAGGAAGCGTAGCCATCCTTGTAGACCACATAGTAGCCCCATGGATGCGGGTTGTGTTTGTCGTACCATTCCTTAGTGACAGTTATCACCGGCCCTACACCTTCAAGAGTCAGAGCGTAACCAGCTCCTACTCTCTGTATCTCGATGATTCGGGCTGCCTGCACTTCCTTGTGACAGACATAGATGGGTAACTTTGGGTATGTTTCTCTTACCATGCTCATGATCCGACTACCTCGCCATCATCCGCCCAGACAAACTCCGCTACTGGGAAGTGGCGGCCACAATGCACGCAGAATGTACCACCGTAGAACTTCGGGTCTCTGGCATACGTTTCAGCGATGGCACGAGACATGGTAGTCATTCCACCGCAACCTGACTCAAGCTGCTCCTTGGTCCAGAACGTACCGGTTACAGGCAGCATCTCATCCGGGTAACGCTCGAACAGCACGTACCCGAACCGGTCATACTGCTCATGCTCCTCCGGGGTGAGTTCACGAGTCGGGTACTTTG